TTATAAATTGCTGATAGCTGCTTCAAAGATTGAGACGGCTTTTTTTGCACCTTCCCTGGTGGCGTGAACGTAAGTATTTAAGGTCATGGCAATATTTGAATGGCCAAGCCTATATTGTAAGTCTTTGGCCTCTATTCCAGCATAGAGCATAATAGTGGCATGAGTATGGCGGAAACCATGAAAACTAATATCAGGGACACCAGCAGCCTTAAAATGCTTTTGTAGTCTTTTCCTGAGTAGGCAAGCGTAAGCGTATTTGGTGGTAAATGGCGTGAATACAATATCCACAGACCGCCCCAGAGTCCAAGCATGAGCCTGCTGACGCTTTTTATATTGCTTGAGCAACAACACAGTAGCCTTGTCTATTTCAATATCCCGTAGCCCTGATTTAGATTTTGGGGTATTCGTTTCTTGGTATCGATTGAGCGTTTTTGTTACGCTGATTGTACCGCTATCTAAGTCAATATCAGACCATTCTAGCGCCAGAGCCTCACCGATACGGCAACCAGTGGCCAGTAAAGTCTTGTAAAGAACGTAGTCAAAGAAATCGCCATAATTTGACTGATCCAAGCTATCCAGGTAATCAAGAAACTGTTTCAATTCCTGATTGCTGAAGAACTTGACTTTTTGCTCTTTATTCTGCTGCTTACGTGGCACAATAACATCACGGGCGGGGTTATGTTGCAGCAGTTGCATAGTCACACCATATTGAAGAATACGGCGATTGATATTGTTTAGAAAACTGTAATTGGCATAAGCACCCTGGACACCTCTATTGGCGTTGTCAGCCCACTTATTGACTTGTTGCTGGATGATAGAGGGGTAGATAGCCTATCTAGCTTGTAATCGCCAAACACGGGCAAAATATGAAGTCTAACAATACCTTCCATGGATTGCTGGGAGTTTGGCTTGATGGTATTCTTGTAGCTATCCCACCACAGAGCGACAAGTTCTTTGTAAGTTGTGATGGTTGGTTTTTCTTTGACACAGTATCCGTTAGCAGTAAAAGCATTAATAGCCTCTCTAGCTTTAATCTTAACACCCTTTTTAGTGCTAGCCGTGACGGTTGTTCGTGCTTTCTTACCTGTTAACTTATCAACACCAAGATAAACGCTAGTGCGGTACACGATAGTACCGTTTTTCTTTTTGTATTCTGTAATATTCATGATCATACCTTTCTAACATCAGTAAGCAAGTATGGGATTTAGTTAAGTATTTATGAATATTAGTGTTTATATGGCGCTGAGCGTTACGAGAACGCCCCTATTTTCGTTTGTATTAGGTAAGATGATTTATATTACTGAACGTTAAAATCGCTTAGAGGGCGTTTTAGAGAGTTATTTATTATTCTTAGTTATTAGTTTTAATTTTTGTATTCCTAGAGCATTATTAAAATCAATCAACCAAGCCATAACTTTCTCTATTTCATTGTTGTATTCTTGTGAATTAATTATCTCGCTGGAAAGTAATTTATCCTTAAGGTTATCTAATAACTTGTTAGCTAAAAGAGTGTCGGAAATTAAACTGTTTAAAGTTTCTGTATCAGTTATATTTTCAACATCTTTATACATGTTTGAGGATATATTTATGGGAATGCTAAAGGTATGATGTGGAACATAACCAAGTATCTCATCAACTTTAACATTAAAAAAATTTGTGAGCTGGTGTAATTCAAGGTCAGAGTAAGCTAACTGGTCATTTTCCAACTCCTCAAGATCCTTAATAGGAATATTGGTGATTTCAGAAATATCAGATAAAGAGCACCCGTTCTTTAAACGAAGAGATTTTAATAAGCCAGGCTCAAAAGCTAAGAAAGCTCTTTGATTACTTTGAATTTCATATCCTAACAAATATGGCACAGACACACCGAAAAAGTCGGCTAATAGTTTAGCCTTATCCTGTTTTATAGCATGTTTATTGTTTTCCCAATTTGAGACAGTCATTTTAGATATTGGCTTTTCGCCGCTATTGATCTGACTGTTTAACTTTAGGACTAGTTCATCTTGAGTTAGTCCTTTTGCATTTCTCAAGGCTTTAAGCCTGTTCTTTATTGTACTACTCATAAGGTTACCTCAAGATAGATTATAGCGATTAAAAAAAGTTTTGTAAAGTTTTTTTATATTTTCTCTTGACAAATAAAGATAAACTATATAAACTAAAAACAAGTAAAGAAATTCTTTACAAAAAACAGAAAGGGGGGTGGCAATGTTAACTATTACTGTAACTCAGGCTAGAGCTATCCGAAGAAAACAAGCTGATAAAATGCTTACAAATCAGGAAGTAGCAAAGCAGATAGGGATTAACCCTATTACTTACCGTAAAGTTATTCAAGGCGGAGAGGTCAAGAATAGCATCTATCAGAAAGTCATGGAATGGCTGGCAGAAGATTATTAAAGCAACAAAAAAAGCCTTAGCAGTCGGCAAACTCACAAGGCTTTTCACTCAAATAACTAAAACCACAAAAAGCAAGTATGGGATTTAGTTAGGTATTTATTTAATTATATCACAAAAATAGTGATATGTGTTCAGACGGAGGGCGTTATCCCTTAAAACTAGACAGGGCAAAAGTATTAGGTACTGGTATCGGCATTAGGTTGCAATGGACCCAGGGCACCCTAAACCACCCTAAGAAAATTACACACAGCAAGGCTATTATTTTGGCGCAGGCTTGCTTGATAAGTCTGGAGCGGGTAACCGTTGGGAATAGTCTAGGCTTTGGATAAAAAGGCTACAGGAAAACATTCAAACATCTTTTTGAACCCACGGAGAAAGCCCGCAAGGGTCACTACACAGATAAAATAAAATATCGAGGAAAAACATCATGACTGAAACAACTTACGACATCATTACTAAAAGTCTAGATAGAATTAGCAGAGAGTTGCACCTAGCAGATGAAAACAACGATTTTTCTAGGATATGGCTTTTATCAGGACAATTAGGAGCGCTCAAAGAAGACTTACAGCGTTTGCTATGGATAGAACTCCCAGAACTGAATGACGCCCAAAAGGAAAAAGTACTTTCTAAAAGAACGACAGGAATGTTTTTTAATCCTGGTATCTTTGAATTTGACGCTATGAGACAAGCTTTTTTCAAAAGACAGGCTAAAACATTCTTTGAAACCGAAGAGGAGCAACAAGCTTATATTACTTTCACAGAGGAGCAGTATCTAGGAGCTACACTCAATCTAAAAGAGATCTATTTCAATGCTAAGCAGACAGACTCTAAAATTAGCTATCACGAAAAGATTACACAAGTAAAATCGGAGTTTGTGGAGGCTATGAACAGATGAACGAATTAGAAACGACAATAAGGCAAACACCATAAGAGGAGAGGTATAATATGCAGCTATTATCACGAGAGGCAGAGCTTGAACTACTAGAGAAAGTGGGCAGTCACTTAGATAAAAGGTTAGAACTTGAAAAGCAACATAATGACGGCTGGGATTTAATTGCTAGAGCTGATTTACTAGATAAACTAGGAATTAGCGGAACAACTCTCAATAATTGGGAGAAGCATGGGCTTAGGCCTTATCAATCACCATTTGAGAATAGCAAGAAAATATATTATCGCAAAAGTGATATATACAATTTTTTGGCAGTTGAATAGGGGGGTAAAGAATGGCTAGAGAGAAAAAGGAATGGAAACCTAAAATCACTAACTTACGTAAAGTAGTTGTTGATGGTAAAGAAGAGTGGGTAGAGTTTGATCCAGCAACTTATGTTATTCCAGCAGGTCATCCCTATTATGACATCATTGTAGGAATGCACAGGGGGAAATAATGGGAAATAGAAGAATGATAAGCAAGACAGTAACCCAAACTCAGCGCTTTTTACGCCTTCCACTAGAGGCACAGGCTCTATATTTTCACTTGATCCAGAACTCAGATGATGATGGGGTGGTAGAGGCTTTTCCTGTAGTCAGAATGATAGGGGTTAGTGAAGATAGCTTGGGCCTTTTGATAGTCAAGGACTTTATCAGACCACTTAATGAAGAGATGGTATATTTCATTACTGATTTTCATGAACAGAATACTGTTAGAAAAGATAGATATAGCCCTAGTATTTATAAACATTTACTGGAGAAACCACCTGAGAAAACCAACGGTTTACCAACGGACAACCAAACGGAAACCAATGGTTTACCCAATATAAGTCAATATAAGTCAAGTCAATATAATCTAAGTCAATCTAGGTCAAGTCAGAAAGATGAGGACGACAAAGGTAAAAATCTGATCTTTGAAAAACTAAAGTCAGCTTTTGGTGAAATGGCAGTTAATGGGACAATGATAGCAGAGGTAGAGGACTTGTTAAAAATTCATGGACAATCATTGCTATTGTACGCTCTTGAAGTAACGATCTTGAACGCAGGTAAGTCAATCAGATATACTAGGACAATTCTTGAAAATTGGCAAGGACAGGGGCTGAGAACTGTAGAGCAAGTTAAGCAGCATGAAGAGCAACGTCAAAAACAGAAACAGCCACCCGCACAAGCTGAACCTACTAGCCGTGAAGAATGGCTAGCAACACGAACAGATGAAAACCCATTTTAGAAAGGAGTGATAATATGCTAACACAAGCAGAATTTATAGCAGGAATAAAGACACTAGATGAACTTTGTCCCATTCACAAAACCAATCTGATACAGCTTGACAGAGTTGTCAAAATTGCAGGAGAGGATAAACCACGTAAGCCCTCTCCATTTTGTCCAGAATGTATAAAAGAGCAAAATGAAAAGCAAGAGCAAGAAGAGGTAGAAAAACACTTGAACGCAGGTATTTATCAGAAAACCTATAACGTGCTTATGCGTGACAGCACAATTCCTAAAGAGTTAAAAGAGGCTAGCTTTGATAATTTCATAGCAGAGACAGCAGAGGAAAAACAACTATTAGCTTTTGCCAAAGGACAGATAGTTAAGTATCTTGACGGCATGTCAGGTAATACTGTGTTTACAGGCTCTACAGGCATAGGAAAGAGCCATTTAAGCGTTGCTATGGCTAAAGCTATAAACGAAGGCTACAAAGCCAAGGGAGAGCCTAAGAGTGTGTTATTTGTCAATCTAACAGAAATACTTAGACGAGTTCGAGAGAGCTTTAATTACAATAGTCAAGAGGGATACTACTCAAGAATGCTAAAAGAGGTTGATTACCTGGTGCTTGATGACTTAGGTGTAAAGCTGAATAACAATAACAGCAAAGGTAAATCTACCTGGGAAGAAGGATTTATTTTTGATATTCTCAGCAATCGAGACAAAACCATTATCACTACAAATCTAAGTAGTTCAGAAATTGCAGACCTATATAGTGATCGAGTGGCTAGCCGTGTTAGAACAGGCTTAGAGGGTAATTTTTTTAAGTCTTTCACGATCAAGGATAAACGTTACTCAATCAATAGCTTAAAGGCTAAAATCGCTCAAAATTGAGCGAAAGTACACTAAAAAGGGTAGTAAAAAACGTTGAATAGCTGAGAATTTCAGCTGTATCAACGCTTTAGAACTACTGAGATTACAATAAGTTCATATATTTCAAGTAAAGGAGTAATCAATATGACAAATTACAAAGAACAGCACTGTTTCAGTTATAAGTTTGAAAATACTGAACACGCAAAGGCAAACAAAATAGCTGAGGTGGCAAGTATTGCTATTCACGGTTATTTTATTGGAATTGGAGAAACTCTAGTAACAGAAACAACTATTAGTGGAGATGGGACAATCACAGTTGATTATCAAGGAGAAAGAGCAAAGGGTGCAGCCTTGGAGCGTATTTGTTTAGGTTTTGCTAACTACTATGAACATACTACAGAGGAGGTTTAGTATGATACAAAAGACAGAACAGCTTAAAGATTTGCTTGATAGAGGCTTTGTGTTATTCTCAAAAAATGGTATAATAAAGTCAGCCAAGTTACCAGAGTTTGGTAGTCTAATTATCACAACACAAGACGGTAAACCCATTCAAAAGGAGACAAGGCAAAAAGAAAAAATTTAGCTGCTGACTAGAAAACTAGAGGCATGATATAAGAGTTTTATCGCTCTTTGTCATGTCTCTTTTGTTTTGGTCTGGAAAGGAGGAAACTTTGGGAACTGGAGTGAAGGTAAAGATAGACTTAAAGGGTATTGAGCGCAAGGTATCACCCATGACTCTTGCTAGAGCTAAGGAGGCAGTGACTAATCAAATGATTATAGATATGCACCGCTTTGTACCTAGGAGATCTGGGGAACTTAGGGGAAACCTAACAAAGTTAAACGGGAAAATAATCTATAACGCTCCTTACGCAAGAATACAATTTTACGGTATGAAACGTAAAGGATTTGTTTCTGAGAAACAGCGTAAGTTTTTCTTTGCCAATAAAGAGGAATTACTTAAACATAAACCTATGCCTGGAACGGGCCCACGTTGGGACAAGAAGGCTAGTGCTCTATATTCTAGGCAATGGGAGCAGGTGGCAAAAAGAGCACTGAACTTAAAATAAGGAGAATTAACATGACACTACAACATATCAAAGCACAGATCGATAACCTAGGAACACGTAAGCAACAGCAGATTGAGGCTTATGGTACTATGAAGAAAGAACTTTCAGAAAAAGTTCGCAACCAACAGATGTATCAATCTGAGGCTGAGTTACGCCTAGAGAATTTCAAAAAAGAGGCAGAAAACTTTTCTAATACCGAGTACTCAAGTATTCTGGGGAAACTGGAGGCGATTGAAAAAACAGAGTTAGAGGCAATCAAATCAGAATATGAGACTGTTACAGCTGATAATGTAGCAGAGTTGAGCTTGCTAGGTACTATGAAAGTGTCGGAGCAAGAACTACTAGGCTACTTGGAGAAATTCAAGCGTAACCCATTGGCTATTAAGAAATTACATGAAATCGGAGCGGCTAATAATATCACTTTACCTAGCTATATCTTGAAAGAGGATAGACTGGCCAACTTATTACAGGTTTTCAAACAGTATGCTAAGAATTATCACGATACGCCAATTATCGACAGAAACGGCTCAGCAAGCGACCTAGCTTTCACGTTGGTTTTAGCTGGTGATGAAATGGCCACAGCCTTGGAAGAATATTCTAATCACTTTGATACAGCTCTAGGGCTTTCTGAGAGTTGATAAATCAATCAAAAGTGTATCAGTGATAAAATGCTGGTACGCTTTTTTAGAACGGCTTACGGAACGTTTGGAGCGTTCCAATGAAGTATAATTTACGAAACGAACACGGTGAAAGGGTGCTACATGGAGAGAGATAATGGAGGACGTTTTTTACATGGTAATCAAGTAGCTAGAGGTAATCGAGGTAACAGAAAGCCGAAGTATGGTAATAATAACGCCATGAAACATGGTCTATATAATCGTTATACGGGTGTTTTACGCAGTAGAGGAGGCGGGCTGTCAATCTATAATAACGGGGTATATTTAGGATCATTACCTGAGAAATACTACCACACTACAGAAACAGGGGAGCTAATGATAGATATTCTAGCTGTACAGTGTCTAGTAGAGGTTTTCGGTTTGCCTGGCAGTCTTTTCGGAGAACCTGAGTATGTTGAATATTATGAGTAAAGTTCATTTTTGAACATAACTAACAAGGAGGCATTATGAATGAATGTTGATGAAGTTAGAATTAAGCTAGAGGGAATTAAGTGGTTAGATGAAGAAATGAGGGGGCTACAGCTTGAATTACAGTACCTTGAGCAGGGGCTTTTTAAGAAGTCATCACTTACACAAACAAAGGTACAGACTAGTAGGGTAAACAATGCTGAAAATGAAGTAGTTCATACTATTAAGCTAAAGCAAGATATAGAGGAAAGGCTGGCTGAAATTATTTCAGAGCGTTTAGAGAGTTCAAGACTGATAGATAAAGCAAGCAATCCACTAGAAAGGGCTGTTTTGAGAATGGCTTACGTTAACCGCTTAGAAATATGGGATATAGAGAAGAGAGTGAACAGGTCTAAAACCACTATTTACAATATAAAGAAAGCTGGTATAGAGAGTATTGCTAGAGCTATGACCAAAAGGGCTAATGTGATATAATTGACTTATATGTAAGCGAAGAGGACTAGTAGTTGAAAAAGATTTCAATATTTATAGATGATTCAGGAGTATTTCACTCCAATCATAATTATTTTGTATATGCAGGTTTTTGCTTTATTACTGAGGAGGATAGACTGTCTGCTAAAAAACGCTATCGCTCTCTAAACACACAAATAAAAAAGACGAAAGCTTTCGAGGGAGAACTCAAAGCGTCAAATATTGAGAGAAAGCACAAACACGCCCTCTTTAAGGTTCTCAAAGATGAGATTAGTTTTTCTGTATCAGTTAATTTGTCAAGAGTTCAAGCAGATGTTATGAAGGATAAAAAATCCCGTCAGAGATTTAAGGACTATGCAATAAAGAGAGTGGTAAAAAATTTATTTAAGAATCTGTTAGAGCAGGGACTTATAAATAAGAGTGATGATATAGAGCTTTTTGTTAATATTGATCAGCAAGGCTTTGCAACAAATGGATTATATGGTCTAGGTGACGGCATACTTGAAGAATTGAGGTATGGGATTATGAATTTTAACTATGGTACATTCTATCCACCAATCCTAGAAGGGAAATTTATTGTACATACCAAGTCATGTGTATCTGAAAATGATTACTTGATACAGGCAGCTGATATTTTAGCTAATAGGATATGGAACTCTTATGAGAACCAGATAAGTAAGCTACGAGAGATACCTAATCATACTTTTTTGAATTTACCGTAGTTTTTACTTGCTAAAAGCGTGCGCGTGGTATAAAATATGATTACAGGTATTTATACACTGTTTAAACATCTGAATTGTGATTAAAGCAATTAAGCGTATGTTAAGTACGTCACACTCAGATGGAAAAGCGCCTAAACGGTGCTTTTTTTGTAAATTTTTGATAATAATGTCGAGGAAATGAAGTAGAAAAATATCGGACGCACCCGAAAGGGTATCTGAGAGGTGGGGAGTGTCCGTCCCACCATTTCCACTGAGGCTATAAGCCTCTTTTTTAGAATTGAATGGGTGGATTTATGGAATTATCAAAGGCAATGGCTCAAATAGACGCTTTGAATTTGAAGAAGTCAGAAAAACTTGTCCCCTCTAAGATGACAGATGAAGAATTGGCTAGACTACGGTTCACCTGGGTTTCTCCTGAGGAGGAAGAATTATTAATAGCTGAACTTAGAAAAAGAGGTTTAGCATTATGAAATACAGTCAACAAGTCTTAGATATGCTAGAGCAGGCAGTCAGTGGTCAAATTGGTAATTTCTGGAATTTTTCTTTTGACTTTAACGCTTTCTTTGGCGAGAACGAAGAATTTGCTGACGCTTGGGAGGCTGAAAACCCTGAAATGTTTGATGCTCTCAATGATGTTGAATTGATGATGTTCCTAGAGGAACATGACCCAAGCGATAAACAGGGCTTTATCAATTTTCTAACGCCTTACTACGAAAAGGCAAAGCAATTAAATAAAAAGCACCCTTAACAGGTGCAATTTACTTGCTTACTGAACTCATCTTTTTAATTCCCTTTTTAGTTACCCTTTATGTTTCCTATACTTGTCCAAGCGTTTGATTTTTTGATAGAATAGAGGTGAATTCCAGTCAAAATTACCCCTATTTGTAGGTGCTGAAACATTGTCAGATAATAAACAAATGTGGAATTTATATGCTCTACATAGACTTTTTTGGTGATAATAGTATCCTGCCAATCTATATCGGAAAATCAAAAGATGTTCAAAAACGATTCGATAGTCATTTAAAAAAAATTATGTTTCTAAATAGATTATCAGAATCAACTTATTTATCTTATTTTTTTGAGAGAGAAGATCCTTTTTATGATGGAAGTTTTTTCTACTGTAAAATTTTTCAGTATATGATTGACCATCAATGTACTTTAACAGATTTCAAAATGAAAGTAGTCGAATTTTGTTCGTTAGAAGAGTTAGAATCTAAAGAACTATATTATATAAATTACTTTAAATCACAATTTGTTGGATTCAATCAGCTTAACTCTCGAACATTACTAAATGCCATTCAACCTTCTATATGCAATCCCAAAGAAAATAGAGATATAATAAATAGGTATTTTCAAGAATATTTTTGGGAATTAGATACCATTTCATACTATTTACAAGAGAATACTGGCTATACATTATTTAACTACAATTACACTTTCTTAACAATTTTACCAATTATAAAGAAAATCTTTGAAAATATGGATGAAAGTTATAGTGACTATAGAGAAAATAATTTAGAGAAAAGGTATTCAATAAGACCAAGTCAAGAAATTATCTCACAATTAAAAGAGAAACTTACCACATATCGTCAACTTTCAAGAGGACACAGTTATGCTCTGGAGGGAATAAAAGAAAATATAAAAAAAATTATTCGTAAGTCTAGCTCCAAACGTTTGAAATCGGAAGTATTATCACAAGCTTATCAAGACTATATTACAACTGGTCAAGTTAGTAATATACCTCATATTAATTTGGAGGAATTAAAAAATAATAGTAATTTGTTGCTAAAAGAACACTCCAAAGTAAAAAAAGAAAAACAAGAATATGATAAATTGATAAGCGAGCAGATTTCTCAAATTGTTACGTTAAAAAAAAACATTGCTTGAACTTATTTTACCCCACAAAAACTTTCATCCATTCGAACTAGGTCATCGAGAAATAAGATACTATGCGGCGCCAATTCCTATCGAAAACACGGTATATATAGATTTTATTTCTAATACATATGGTAAAAGTAAAAGCTCATTCTTTTCTGATTTTGCTTATGTCGTATCGGTAAGAGTAACTCAGACAAATAAAAATGAAATAATTGATACTGTTGAATATATTATTAAAAATGATTTGACAGATGAAATTCAATCAGGTTTTACCTATGTTGAAAAAGATATTGTGATACCTCCATTGTTTAGAAAGATTCCTTTTCAACCTATTTTAGCTTATCCTAATGGGCACCTCTCAACAACTATGATTACTCTTTCTGTTGAAAAAAATACAGGATTAAATGATAGTGTCATTCAAAATGCAACTTTGATCCCATTAGAGGAAATTATTGCTAAGCTTGAAAGTTCTACTAATGAGGATACTCAATTTATTATAAATTCAAATGTTGGCAGTAAACTTCTATTTGAAGCATTTTCTTCTTCACTTGACTCAGAGCAATTGTTTGATATTCTCCAGAATGAAGATGCTCCAAATACTCTTTTGGAAAAAATATATTCTAAGATAGAAAAATCAAAGCAACGAACTATTTTTATTAACAAAAGAGCTAAACAAAAGACAGTAAAATTAACGCCGAAAACAGTAGTAAAAAATCATCCCCAAAAATCTTCGGTGGAAAAAAGGAGGCAGAGATATTTGGATAAAGTTTTCTCAAAAAATCCAAATATTCAGGTTTTAGAATATATTGATTCAAAAACTCCTGTCCATTATAAATGTTGTCAATGCCAATTTGAATGGAAGGCAAGAAGTGATAAAATATTCATTCGTCCCTATTGTAAGAATTGCAAATCAATCTCCATTGATAAAAATTAGATTTTCTAGCAATTCAATTATTTTAATTGTTTAGATAATTTTATGATGAAAAAATAGAATCAGTCCTAAGACTGATGGGAGAGTTGATAGGATGAGTTGTACTATAGTTAATCCTAAATATTTTTCATAATCTCCTGAAAATCCTGACCAAGTGGTTGGGATTTTTTGCATGCAAAAACACTCTTGGAACTTCCAAGAGTGTTTTACGTAACGGTGTTAAACAGTTTGTAATTTTTATTTCATCGTCGGGAGTGAAAAGGTCTGGTAGACCTTTTCAGCCAATCGCCAAGAAACTTGAAAGCGATTGGAATATTCTAGTGAAAACAATCCTAGCAAGCTACTCTTACTTACTTCATAGTCGGAAATAGGAGTACATCCCGAATAGTAGTGGTATCTGTCAAGAGCATGCAGAGGCGGTCGATTCCGATTCCAAGTCCACCTGTTGGTGGCATACCGTATTCGAGGGCTTCGATGTAGTCGTAGTCAACGCCTGTCGCTTCGTCGTCACCGAGTTCTTTAGCTTTGGCTTGGGCTTCGAAGCGTTCTAATTGGTCGATTGGGTCGTTCAATTCTGTAAAGGCGTTTCCGTATTCCTTGGTCATGATGAAGAGCTCGAAGCGGTCTGTGAAGCGTGGGTCTTCATCGTTTTTCTTAGCCAGTGGAGATACGGCTACTGGGTGACCATAGACGAAGGTTGGTTGGATAAGAGTTGCTTCAACGTATTCTTCAAAGAAGCTGTTGATGATTTGCCCAACTTCTGTATGGTGTTTTTCCACAGGGACCTTGTGCTCAGCTGCAAGGGCTTTTGCTTCCTCGAAGCTCATCTCTTGCCAGAAGTCCACGCCAGTTTGTTCCTTAATAGCGTCAACCATGTGGATACGCTTGAATGGCTCATGGATAGCAATTTCAGTGCCCTGATAAGTCACAGGACCATCGCCGACAACAGCCTTGGCAGTGTGCTGGATAATACCTTCTGTCAAGTCCATGATGTCCAAGTAATCTGCGTAGGCTTGGTAGACCTCGATTGACGTGAACTCAGGGTTGTGAGTCGCATCCATACCTTCGTTACGGAAGATACGGCCGATTTCATAAACGCGTTCCATACCGCCGACAATCAGGCGTTTGAGGTGGAGTTCTGTCGCGATACGAAGGACCATGTCAATGTTTTGGGCATTGTGGTGGGTGATGAATGGACGAGCTGCAGCACCACCAGCTTCATTGTGAAGAACTGGTGTTTCCACTTCCAAGAAACCAAGTCCGTCAAGGTAACGGCGGATTTCTGAGATAATTTTTGAGCGGGTCACAAAGCGATCAAAGCTCTCGCGGTTGGTAATCAAGTCCAAATAACGTTTGCGGTAGCGGGTCTCGATGTCTGTCAAACCGTGGAATTTTTCTGGCAATGGGCGAAGGGCTTTAGACAAGTGAGTCAACTTGCGAGCATGGATAGACAGCTCACCAACGTTTGTCTTGAAAACATCTCCCTCGACACCGATAAAGTCACCTAGGTCTGCTTTTTTGAAGATTTCATAGTTTTCTTCGCCAACATCATCCTTACGAACGTAGATTTGAATCTGGCCTTCGCGGTCTTGAATGTGAGCAAAACCTGCCTTACCCTTACCACGCTTGGTCATAATACGACCTGCAATGATTGCTGTTTGCCCTAATTCTTCCAAGTCTTCTTTTGATTTGTCTTCGTACTGGGCCTTCAATTCAGATGAATTGGCAGAACGCTCAAAACGTTTTCCAAATGGGTCAATGCCTTGTTCAGCAAGAGCCGTCATTTTCTCACGACGGACAATCTGTTGGTCATTTAATTCTTCAAAATGTTCAGTTGACAT